ATTGGATCCAAACCTACATCGCAGCATGCCGAAGGCAAAGCTGCAGATATAGAAGTGGTGGGCGTCGATAATAAAGAATTAGCACAATGGATTAAAGATAATTTAGAATACGATCAATTAATTTTAGAATTTTATAAAGACGGCGAACCAGATAGTGGTTGGGTTCATGTTTCGTGGAACTCAGGAGAAAATAGAAATTCCTCTTTAAGGGCATTTAAAGAAGAGGATAAAACAAAATATAAGCCATGGTAAAAATAGTTACCGATATTTTACCTAAAGAAACAAACCTTAAAATTATTCAAAATTTACTAAGAGTGAACAAATGGGGATTTGAATGCGGTAACGGAGATATGCAAAACTATAGAAATATTTTAGATGATAATGTTACTCATGCTGGATTAAATTATTGTTCTTATTATGTCTATGATAATGCAATTCCTCATATTACAGAAGAATCGGAACTAAATACTTATGCGGACATTGTATCCAGCATAGCTTTTTCTAAAATAGGAATTAGTAAATGGGTAGTTAAAAAAATAAATTGGAATTATTATATAAAAGGATGTAAAGCACAAATACATGAAGATGCTAATAATAAACATGTTTCATTGTTATATTCTCTTTTTGATGGAGATGGAGGAATTGAAATAGAAAATAAATTATACCCAGATAAATGTGGAGAAGCAAAAATATTTCCCAGTAATAAACTCCACAGAGGAGTAGGCCCTATTACTAATCCTAAATTTAGATTTTCTTTAAATGTGGTAGCTGAAGATATATCCAATAATTAAAAATGATTTATTTAGGAGTTAATATCTCACATCATGCTTCTATAGCTATATATGATTCATGTAGTAAAAAAATTATTGGTTTTTATAATGAGCAAAGATTTAAAAAAAAGAAAGATTGGGAGCCTTCTGATAAATATTCTTTTTATTTAAGTATTTTTGAAAAAATAAAACAAAAACCATATGCTGTGTGCTATGCATCTTTTGGCAGAGATCAATTAGACTATAATAATCATGATGAGATTATTATCAATAATTTACAAAAACAATTAAATCACCCTACTTATTTTTTTAATAAAAACCATCACCATCTTTATCATGTTTTATGTGGATTTTATTTTTCAAGTTTTAAAGAAGCTATTTGTATTGTTATTGATGGAGGTGGAAGCCAAAGTTATTCTCCAGGATACCAAGAAATAGAATCTGTGTTTTTTGTCAATAAAAATTCTATACAGCCATTATTTCAAAGCGTATCTAATTTTAAGTATTTAAATGCTATTTGGGAAAATTTTCCTGTTGCTAACATACCTGATATAACTATGACAAATAATGATGGTACGTTTATTACTTATTCATCCCAATGCTATGGAGGACTTTCTTTTTATTTTAATACTAAAAAAATTAATTTTAAAAATGGAGAAGAAGGTAAATTAATGGGTTTGGCTTCTTACGGAAACAGCCAACAACAATTTGATTTAGATTATAATAAAGTATCTATAGCAAAACAAACTCAAGAAGATCATTTTAATAAAACATGTTCTTTAATAGATAAAGTAATTCAATTAAATAAAACAAATAATATTATTTTAACTGGAGGTTGTGCATTAAATTGTAGTAATAATTTTAAATTTGTGAAAAAATATCCAAATTTAAATTTTTTCGTAGATCCAATTCCATCTGATGCTGGAACGTCTATAGGAGCATGTGTATATTATGATAGTTATAAATAAATTAGAGGAGGCTGTAGATATTTTATTACAACAAGAAGCTGTTTGTATATTTCAAGGAAATTCGGAATGGGGTGCACGAGCATTAGGAAACAGATCTATATTATTTGACCCCAGAAATAAAGATGCTCAAAAAATTATAAATACATTAAAGGGAAGAGAATGGTGGAGACCTTTAGCTGGAACTATTATGTTAGAACATGCTCATGATTGGTTTGATTTAGGAGGAATGAAAGAAACTTCTTTTATGAGTTTTGCGGTAGAAGCAAAAGAACAGGCAAAAAAATTAATTCCTTCTATAGTGCATGTAGATAATACATGTAGGATACAAACAGTTACAATAGAGCAAAATAAAAATTATTATAATTTAATAAATCATTTTTATAAAAAAACAAATGTTCCTGTATTACTGAATACTTCTTTTAATGTTGCTGGAGGAACTATTGTAGAATCTTTAGATGACTTGTATCAAAAGGACATTGTAAATACATTTAAATATGTATATATTCCAAAAGAACCGTATCAAGGTAATTTATGGAATTAAATACATTAGCTTTATTTCCCGTTATAATTAAATACTTTAATTTATTTTATCCTCAAAAAGAATGTTTACAGATTGTGGAAGAGACTAGAGAATTAGTAAAACAACAACATAAAGAACGTGATGTATTAACCAACTCTAAATCTAACTTTGATCTAAACACCAAAGCATTAGATCTATACCCAAAATTAAAAAAGAGTATTATTGATCAAATTCATTTATATGAAAATGAACTGGGTTTATATAATTCTGTTTTAAAGAATTCTTGGATAAATTTTCAATTAGAAAATAGCAAATTATCTAAACACACTCACCCTTGTTCGCAAATATCTGGTGTTTTATATCTTAAAGTAGACCCTGAAAGCACTCCTATTTATTTTTATAATCCTAATCCTTATAATAGTATATTAGATAAAAAAGAACATAATACGAATAATTATGAATTTTATTATTTTAAACCTAACATAGGTGATTTGATATTATTTCCTAGTTGGTTGTCTCATGGGTCTAATGAAAATAAAAGTTTATCTAAAGAACGTGTTTCTTTAAGTTTTAATTCAGGTTAAAATACATTATGGCAATAACTAGAAATCAAATGTCTAAGCAACTAGAACCAGGACTTGGTAATAAAGATTTGAAAAGATTTAACCAAGTTATTAAAAAGACCCATGGAACGCCATATAAACAAAAAACCAAATCCAATCGCAAAAGAAGTAAGGTCTAGAAGATTTAAGTCCCAAGTGGTACAATCAGGTAAGTTGTACAACCGCAAAAAGGAGAAGTTACACACTCTCAAAGCGGCCGCTATTAAATTGGAGGAATAAATGTTTAAAAAAATAAAAAACAAACTATGTGAATTAGTATGTAAGGTATTTGGTATTACTAGATGCGTATGCGATCACGATTGTAATTGTAAAAAGGTAAAATAATGGCTACTTCAGGCACTACTACTTTTGATCTAAGTATAGATGAAATTATTGATGAAGCATTTAACAGAAATGGAATAAGACCCAATTCTGGTAATGATATGAAACGTGCCAGAAGAAATTTAAATATTTTATTTTCTGAATGGGGCAATAGAGGAATTCATATGTGGAAAGTTGCTTTAAATGAAGTTGCCTTAGTGGCTGGTCAAGCTAATTATACTGTAGCTAGTAATGTAAGTGATGTGTTGGAAGCATATATATCAACCACTGGAAGCAGTGGTAATAATTCCACTACTCAAGATGTGTCTATTTCCAAAATAGATAGGTCGGCATATGCAGCACTTCCTAATAAATTAAACACAGGACAACCTTCTATGTACTATGTAGATCGTTTAACCACTCCTGTTATTTATTTATACCAAGCACCAGATGTTATTACTTATACGTATTTAAAATATTACTCTATTAATAGAATTCAAGACGTAGGTGCTTATACTAATACTACTGATACAGTATTTAGATTTATCCCAGCAATGATTTCTGGATTAGCTTATTATTTATCGTTTCAATACGATCCAAACAAAATTCCTTTATTAAAACAAATTTATGAAGATGAATTATTAAGAGCATTAGATCAAGATGGTGGAAGAACTTCGTTATATATTTCGCCTCAAAGTTATTTTGGAGATGGTGTGTAATGGCTGGATTTGCTACAGGAAAATTTTCTAAATCAATTTCAGATAGATCTGGAATGGAGTTCCCTTATGATGAAATGGTCAAAGAATGGAACGGATCTTTAGTACATATTTCTGAATACGAACCTAAACAACCACAGATTAGAAGAAAAACAGTTACGGCAGATAGAATTGCTTTACAAAATTCAAGGCCTCAAGATTTTACTTTTCAATCAGGTGGTTCTATGTGGACTACTATTAATTTAACTTTACCAGGAGAATTTGCGTATATGTCCTCTGGGATGGAACCAGATGATGGCTCTGAACAAAATAGACAAAGACAATTACAACCAGTTACAGGGAGTGTTACAATCGTAATATCATAACATGGCTATCACTTATTCAAATTTTTTAACCCAAATAAGAAACTATACCGAGGTAGATTCTAATGTATTATCGGATACTTTAATTGATCAATTTATATCTAATATTGAATTAGATATAGCTGGAAAAGTAGACTATGATGATTTACGAAAATACTCTACTTCTAGTTTTATTACTAATCAAAGATATTTATCCTTACCTTCTGATTGTGTGATTTTAAGATCTGTTCAAACTATTATATCAGGAACAAGACAATTTTTAGAAAAAAGAGACACTAGCTTTATATCTGAATATAATCCAAATAATACTACAGGAACTCCTATTTATTATGCTAATTGGGATGATTACAATATTGTAGTAGCACCTACTCCCAATGCAGCAGCGGCAGCTGGACAAGTGCAAATTAATTATATTATTGATCCACCACATTTTACTTCTACTAACAGCACTTATTTAGCGGAACATCAACAGGGGATGCTGTTACATGGTGTTTTAACAGAATGTTTCTCTTATTTAAAAGGACCTGCGGATATGTACAAACTGTATTCAGACAAGTATAATGAAGAAATACAATCTTTTGCTTTACAACAAATGGGCAGAAGACGTAGAGGAGAATATGATGACGGAGTACCTAGAGTTAAGGTTCCTTCACCATCACCATAAACAAAATTAATAAGGAGAAATAATTATGGCAATTACAACAAACGCAATTACTAATTCATTTAAGGAAGATCTATTAAATGGTTTGCATGACTTCGCCCCATCAACAGGTGATGTATTTAAATTAGCACTATATGATTCATCTGCATCTATCGGTGCAGACACTACTTCATACGCAGTAGGTATCACAGGACAAGTTCCAGATACTGGACAGTATGTTGCAGGTGGCGGAGCATTAGTGAACGCTTTAGTATCAGTAAACGGAACAACAGCTTTCGTTGACTTTAACGATTTATCATTCACTGGAGTTACTCTAACAGCTAGAGGAGCTTTAATTTATAATGACACAGCATCAGGTGATCCATCTGTATGTGTGTTAGATTTCGGTGGAGACAAAACTGCAACTGCTGGAACATTTACTATTCAGTTCCCTGATGCAAACGATACACAAGCTATTATAAGAATTAGCTAAGGAGTTTTAAAATGGCATCGACTTCTTCTTGGGGTGAAAACGCTTGGAGCGCAGGATCTTGGGGAGAAGGTGGTGCCAGTGAAATCGTAACCTTTGAAGGTTGGGGCGTCAATTCATGGGGCAATGATCCGTGGGGCGAAACATCTGTAACCACAGATGCAGTATCTACAAACATAGGTTCAGTATCCATTCAAATTGATGTTAATCAAAATGTAACTGGACAATCATTAAGTATAGTAACAGGTAATGAAGGGGCATTCTCAGATGTAGATGTTGATGTTACAGGAATAAGTTTATCAACAGATATAGGTTCTGTAGAAACATTAAGACTTCAAGGAGTTACAGCTTTAACGGGAGTTGGAACAGTTGATATTGCAGCTAATGGAAATATATTTGTAAACGTCACTGAACATACAATTAATACTGCAGTTGGTCAAATAGTTGCAGATGCAGGTGCTTCTATTCCTATAACAGGAAATAATTTATCTTCAAATATTGGCACAGTAAATATTACAGCAGATGCAAATCAATCTTTAACTGGACAATCTTTATCAACAGCAATTGGTGATGAAATTGTTGTTTTAAATACTCCAGTAGATGTTACAGGAAGTCAGTTAACTAAATCAATTGGAGAAGAGATA